GCCGAATTCCAAGCCAAAGAACTGTGCCGCCTCACCAACATCCCGTTCTACCTCGCAGGCGTCAACATCGGCAGTTATCAGTACACGACCAGTCGCGGTGCCCGCGAAGACCTGTACCTGTTCGGCGCCCGCCAGTATCTCGACTGTGTATCGCAAACACTCAGCATGAACAACGTGCTACCGCGAGGCACCTACGTCAAATTCGACATCGACGACTACCTCGAAGGCGTCGTCGAGGACGCAATGGATCAAATGCCCGAAACCACACAAACCCCCGACACCGCCCCCCTGGAGGACTAATGCACATCCAACTCACAGCCGGATTCGCCCTCGACGTCGAAGCGGCCGCAGGCGACACCGCCGGCCGACGCGAAATCTCCGGCCTTGCCGCCCCGTATCAGGTGACCGCCAACGTCACCGGCGGCGCAGCCGTCATGTTCGCCCCCGGCAGCCTGCCCACCGACGGCAAAGCCCCCAAACTGTTCATGTACCACGACGCCAGCCAGCCCGTCGGACTCGTGACCTCAAGGCAGGAGGCCGCCGACGGCTCCGGCATGCTGTTCACCGCCAAGATTGCCGCGACCGCCGCAGGCGACGAAGCCCTACAGCTCGCCAAGGAAGGCGTCCTGGACTCCGTGTCCGTCGGGGTGGACGTGATCGACTCCTACCAGATGGAAGACGGCACCACCGTGATCACCCGCGCCGACTGGCGGGAACTGTCACTTGTCCCCATCCCGGCATTCGCCAGTGCTACCATCACCGATGTGGCCGCCTCGGCGGACACGACTCCCGACACCGAAAACGACCAAATCCTCAACAAGGAGAACGAAGTGTCCGAAGTCGAAGCCGCCGCCCCCGAGGCCGCGCCCACCGCCGCCCCCATCCTGTTCGCACAGCCGAAGAAGGCTCCGCGCCTCCCGTCGGCGGGCGAGTACATGGCCGCCTACCACATCGGTGGCGACACGTTCGCCAAGATCAACGCGCAGGTCGTCGACTGGAAGAAGGAGAACCAGTCGTCGTTCGAAGCGGCCGCCGGTGACGTGATCACCACCGACACGCCCGGTCTGCTCCCGGTGCCGGTGTTGGGACCGTTGGTGCAGAACGTCAACTTCGTGCGCCCGGTCGTCAACCGCCTCGGTGCCCGCGCCTACCCGGACGGCGGCGCGCAGAAGACGTTCGTGCGTCCGACCATCACCACGCACACGTCGGTGGCGTCGCAGGCCGCCGAACTGAATGCGGTGTCGGCCACCACCATGGTCATCGCGTCCAACAGCGTCACCAAGACCACGTTGGCCGGACAGGTCACCCTGTCGGCGCAGGACATCGACTTCACCAGCCCCGCCGCCATGCAGTTGATCCTCAACGACCTGATGGGCGAATACATGATCGCCTCGGACAACCTCGCCGCCGACAACCTGCTGGCCGCCGCCACCTCGAGCGGCGTCTGGGACGGCACCGTGACCGACCTCATGAAGTCGATCTACGACGCCGCCGTCGACGTGTCCAACGGAACCAACTTCTTCCCGGACACCATCTTCGTCAGCCCGGACGTCTGGGGCCAGATGGGCCAGTTGGTGGACGGCTCGAACCGTCCGGTCTTCCCGTACGTCGGCGCGCCCGGCCTGCAGGGACAGAATGCCCTCGGCGGCGGCAACGCCAGCACCTGGGTCGGCTCCAACCCGCTCGGCCTCGAGATCGTCGTGGACAGCAACTTCGCCGCCAAGACGATGGTGATCACCAACAGCCAGAAGGCCTTCGAATTCTACGAGCAGATTCGCGGACTCATGTCCGTGGAAGTGCCGTCGACGCTCGGACGCACCTTCAGCTTCTACGGCTACGTCAGCACCTTCGCTGCCGTCGCTGGCATGATCCGCAAGATCACTCAGGCCTGATCGGAGGGGCCGCCCGATGGCGACCTACACAATCCAATACGGCGTCATCATTCCCGGCTACGTCACCGCCACCACGCTGACCCCCAACGAAATCGTGGTGGGCGGATCGGTGACCGTCGCAGGCGCGGGAGCGGCATACAACGGGACGCACACCGTGTATGCCCTCCCGCAATACCTGCCGATCAACACCAACACCGACGGCATCATCGAATACGACACGTCGTACCCGATCGCCAACGCAGTGATGTGGGCCGACACGCAGACACCCGAGACGATCAACGCCATCGCAGGCACCATCGCCTACACGCCCACCTGCACGTGGATCACCTACACACAGATCCAAGACTGGCTGGGCATCACCCTGGCCGGTGGCGCAGAAACCGCTTTCCTGACACAGTGCGCAGCTGCAGCCAACGCTTTCTGCTACCGCCGCCGCCAAGAATCCGGGTATGTGGACACTCTGACGACCAGCCCGTCCGGTGACGTCACCCTCGGCACCATCATGTACGGAGGCGCCCTGTACCGTCAGCGCGGAGCCATCGACCAGTTCGCCAGCTTCTCCGACATGGGCACCGCCCCGACCACCGGCCTGTCCCCGCTGATCAAACAGTTGTTGGGCATCTCGAGGCCGCAAGTGGCCTGACATGGCGTACACCGACCTGTTCAACGAAGCCATCGACGACCTGACAGCCACCCTGTCAACGATCTCCGGCCTGCGCGTCACCTCCGACCCTCAAAAGATCAACCCGCCGTGCGTCTTCCTCGACGCCCCATCGTGGGAATCGTGGAACGGCAACATCGTCAAAATGACCTTCCAAGCGCGGATCTTCTCCCTCGGCCCGTCCAACCTGGACGCCATGCGAAACATCCTCGCCATCTGCGCTGACCTCATGGCCAAGAACGTCGCGGTGACCGACGGCCGCCCGGTGTCCGTCGTCATCGGCGGCCAAGAATTTCCCGCATACGACGTCACAATCCCCCTACAAGCACAGGCAGGCTGACAATGGCACTCCGCATCATCTCCACCCGTATCGGCGAACTGGGCGCAATCTACGACCCTCCTGAGGGCACCAACGTGGACGCACTCATCGCCGGAGGATTCCTCGAGGAGACCCACACCAGCCCCGCCAAATCTGCTAAGAATAAGACCAAGGCTCCCGACGCCGCCAACACCACCCAGGAGTGAACCATGGCCACGTCGACCTACCTCAGCAACCCAGTCGTCACCATCAACGCCGTCGACCTGTCCGACCAGTGCACCGGCGCGACCATCAACCAGCGGTACAACCAACTGTCCAACACCGCTTTTGGTGACACCGCCATGAAGTACACGGCCGGCCTGCAGGACAACAGCGTCACCCTCGAGCTGTACTGGTCGACCGCCGCCACCGAAACGTACGCCAGCCTCAAGTCGCTGGTGGGCACCACCACCAATATCACGATCAAGGGATCGTCCGCCGCGACGTCGGCCACCAACCCGCTCGGCACCCTCACCGGCGGCTTCCTCGCCGAACTGCCCGTCGTCTACACCCTCGGCGAACTGGCCACCTGCTCCGTCACCTTCTCGGGCGGCACGTGGGCCTGGACAGAATCCTGACATACACCTAACCCGAAAGGCCCGACATGAAACTGAACCTCCGCGCTGACATCGGCGACGGCCCGTTCACCGTCACCACCAGCCTCCCCGTCATCGTCGCATGGGAACGACGGTTCAAACGGAAAGCCGGAGACCTCGCCAACGGCATCGGCATGGAAGACCTCGCCTTCATGGCATGGGAATCCTGCAAACGCGCCCAGATCGTCGTCCCAGTGGAATTCGACAAGTTCGTGGAACGGCTCGTCGACCTCGAGGTGGTTGCGGAGGAAGCCCCAAACCCTTTCCCGCAGGCACCTTCCGACGTTCATTAGCAGAGCTGCTAATCAGCACCGGCTGGTGGCCGCCTGATGTACCCTTTGACGTGGACGACCTGCATACGGTCGCCGCGATCTACAAGGAGCGGAAACGGTGACCCTCGGGGCGACGATGGAGGTGCAAGGCGTCAAGGAATCCTTGGCGATCCTCAACGCCCTGGACAAGAAGACGCGCCGCCAGATCACCCGCGACTTTGCCGCCATCGCCAAACCGATGGTCGACGAAGCCAAACGCCTCCTACCGGGCGACGCGCCCATGTCCGGCTGGAACCGCGCCTACAACGTCGGCGGCTACGACAAGAAGCAGGCTCGGATGGCTCGAGGCGTCGTGTCGTTCGCCGACGAGGACTCCACCGCCCTGCTTCCGTGGAATGCCAACGCCGAACGACGCTCCATCAAAGCCTTCACGTCCGGCTCCAAAAAGAAAGCGGCGGTCTTCGGCATGCGCTGGAACGACCGCACCGCCACCCTGTTCGACATGGCCGGACACTCCACCACCCCCCAAGGCGCACAGATGGTGCAAACCCTCGGATCCCGGTATGGGTCGCCGTCCCGCATCATGTGGAAGGCCTACGAAATGCAGTCCGCTGAAATCCAAGACCAAATCAAACAGTTGGTCGAACGGATCATCAACGAATCGTCCTACGCCCTGCGTTTCCAAGCGGGCGTCACCACCGTCAGCAAGATTGTGAAGGTC